TCCCCCACCTGCAAAGCCTCATGCGGGTAGTTATGCCGAACCTTAACTTCAGGCATCGGTACATCGCTATCTATTTCATACATTCGCACCTCCGTTAATACAGTAAACCAACTGTAGCATAAATCGGAAAGGGGAAAACCCTTTTTTCCTTGGGGCGGGGAATGAAATAGGGCGCGCAACCACGGAGGGTCAAGACCCATCGCGTTGCCACAAAGATAACAAGACCAAGCCTATCGCCTGACCGTTCCCAATAGGTCAGACCTATGCCATTGTCATAACGTCAATTGCATCAATGGCACCATTGACCCTATGACAATTGACCGATAGACAATATTGCATAAGAAATAACCCTATTGCCCCTTGTTAATAAATATACAAGAGCGCGGGAATTGACAATATATGCAATATTACCCAAACGACAATCCCTAATAGATTACCTATATCCCTATATACAAGCCAATAGAAAAATATATACCTATATATATATGTATGCCCCTTGACTTAATACATACATCGACTAACATGTGTACATACGCACTGCGTATATTCCTAACTAAGCAAAGGGGCATCACATGGAAGACATCACAGCACAAAGAATCGCCATCAACGTGTACCAGATGAAAAAAGAGGGTATGCAGCCACTTGATTGCTTGCGCTACGTTACTGGAGAAGGTTTTGAGTATCCAGACGCGGTCTGGCTGGTGACTCGCGTTCTGCAGCTCGATGATGATGCGGTATTCGAAATGGAAGAGAGTTACTAATCATCAAAACCGCTTGCCGGAGCGTTTCCGGCATTCCTAACCTAACAGGGGCTAACAATGGAAACATCAATTCATAACTCAGACCGCACCAAGTTTGATTTTTTAGCTGATAGTGGCATGGCACATAGCACTATTCGAAACCTTCGTTCTGGCCGCTTCGGTAGCTTTGCGGCAGCTATAGGCGATGCCGCTAGCGTTGCAGACAATCAGAACTTTGCGCGTCTTATGAAAGCTTTCCCAGAACTATTCTGGGCAGCTTCTGAAATGTAACTTTTCCTAATCCTACAGGGGCTAATTATGAAAATCGACATTGCACAGCAAATCACAGACCGCATCATTTCCGAACTGGAAAAAGGGGCAACGCCGTGGGTAAAGCCTTGGCGTTATCTGAAACAGCAACCGGGGCAGGGGATGCCATTTAATCCGGCTTCTGGCACTGTTTACAGGGGCATCAATCATTTTTGGCTATCAATGCAGCCATTCGCTATTCCTCACTACGTTACCTTCAAACAAGCGCAAATGCTCGGCGGTAGTGTCTTAGCCGATCAGAAGGGTACTCCGGTTGTATATTGGAATGTTCACAGAAAAGAAACTATTGGCGATAAAGGCGAATCGGTAACTTCTGCCTATGCCTTCATCAAACACTACTATGTTTTCAACATTGAACAATGTTCCGGCATTGAATTACCGCCAATGCCTGAGATTCCAGCAGTTGATTGGAACCCTTGCGAGCAAGCCGATCAAATAGTTTCCCGCTTGCAATTGTCAGGCGGTTTAACTCACGCAGGCGATTCTGCCTATTACAGGCCGAGTACTGATGCAATCGTTATGCCGCCGCAAGCGGCATTTGATTCTCGTGAAAATTACTATGCAACCCTATTGCACGAATCAGTCCATGCAAGCGGTCATGAAAAGCGATTAAAGCGCATCACTCCTGCCAGATTCGGAAGCGAGAACTACGCTTTCGAGGAGCTAGTAGCGGAACTCGGTGCCGCTATGCTTTGCGCAAAAGTTGGCATTGATGGGGATTTGCGGCACGCTGGATACATTGAGAATTGGCTACAGGCATTGCGCAATGACAAAAAATTCATTCTCTCAGCCGCAGCAAAAGCACAAAATGCCTTGGATTATCTGACTGGTGAGCAAGTGAACGAGACTGAGCAAGTAACGGAAGCAATAGCCGCTTAAAACCCGACTGTAAGCCGCTTACGGGCGGTTTACGGGCGCGTTTTGTGCCATTTCCTAAACTCTAAGGGGCAAATCATGATCAAAATAGACCATGCGCGGATTCTCAATGCTTATCTCGCAAGGCTGCAGTTATCAGACATTGACAACATCCAAGCGGCTAACAAGGCTTGGATTCAAGCCGCTATGAATCAGGGGAACTCTGCGCAATTGCAATGCCAAGCGGCTTTTTATGCTGCAGTTGCCAATGCAGTAAACAATCTGATTCGCAGTGACATTGGCACCATTGAACAAGTTATCAGCGAAGAATGTGAAGGGGTGACGCTATGAAACAAACTATTTTCGAGTTCATTTTAGGAATTATTGCTTTTCTGTACTTATGGGCTTTTCTTTTCGTTCTACTCTCATTCTAAAATAAGCGTTTTAAGCCGTTTTCCCTCAGGCCGGTATCCTTACCGGCCTTTTTCTTTTTCTCGCCTTGTATCCCCTTTAAAACCCGTTTAAACCGCATTGTTGCCGGTGCCGGCCAATCCGCTTTTCAAAAACCCCCTATGCAAAACTCAACCCTAGCTTGTTTGGAAACAAATGCAGGTTCATTCCTTTGACATTTGAATCTGCCAAAAAAAATGGATTTCATGTTTCCAAATTGACACGCGCATCCCTATATGTATAGGAACCGTATAGATTTAGAAACCGTATAGGAAAGTAAACGTATAGTCTTAGTAAACGACTATACCTATAAGTTTTGAGAGATAGATGTTAGAACGATAGACCCTCGTATACCCATATGACGGTTTACCCTATAGCTATAGTTACCGTATAGCTATAGTAACCGTATATATATAGGAAACGTATAGCTATACGTTTACTTAGACTATAGTAAACGTATAGATATATTTATATAGGTGTTCTACTTGCCAAAAAGAAACACAGAAGTTATCCACAGGTTATCCACAGACTTATCCACAGGGCAGAATGCCTTTCACTTTATCTCTCAAAATAGTTGTTGACTTTGTGTATTCTGTGAACTATTGTGCGCGTGTGCTGATGCACATTATCCGTTTCCTAATCAGGGAGGTTCCAATGATTTACACCCATCAGGATCTATTCGATCCTCGTCAAGATACAGACCTTATAGACCGTATTCGCAAGCAAGAGGCTGCTGCTCAAGCTGCTTTAGACCGTGCTAAAGCGTCTGTTCATCACCTGTCCGCTTCTGTTCTTCGCCTTCGTGAACGCCGTTTCCAATTGGTAGAACTCGACGCCTAATCCGTTATCTCATCCATCTAGGGGCTTATCCATGACTTACATTAAAGACATCAAACTATGTGTTGATTGCTTCTTCTATGGCAATGAACACGGTCAGAAAGACCGCTGCATCAATCCTGTTACCACTGAACGTAGCCTTGTTACCGGCAAGGAAGAGTTCCCCTATTGCTTTGCTCAACGGCAGTCCAAGCGTGACATTGACTGTGGGCCTAATGCGCAATGGTTTGTCTTAGTCGAAGAAACTCAGATTGCCAGAGAAAAGGCTAGGCTTGAGTTTGAAGAGGCCATGCGTGATAGCCCCTTCTGAACGCGAGATGATCGCCAAGGTGCTGAAACAAGGCGTAGAGGCTATTCATCGCTGGTGGGCTAGGTCGGTGTTTACCATCGTCCTACTCATCATTAGCTACTACATTGGCGCTGTTCAAACTGAGAGCCGTATAGCCGCTGATTGCAGGTTTGCTGCGGCTTTCAGGGTGGACATTCAGGCCTTTAGTTGCCAGAGGAAACTATGACGAGAGATGAGATTATCAAGATAGCAAGAGAATGCGCTGATGAAATACATGACGGTCATGGGCGCACTACTTATGAAACTGACATTTATGGTTTGGAAAAGTTTGTGGACTTAATCGTCGCGGCAGAGCGAGAGGAATGTGCGAAGCTATGCGAGATGGTTGAAGATGATGACCTTTACTTTGGTAGCCAATACGCATTAGCTATCCGCGAAAGAGGTGCGCCTTGAGTACGTTTCAAGTAATAACTTTTATCGGCGCTGCATTAGTGGGTGCTGGTGGGGTGGTAGCAATTATTGTCCTGTTGCTATCAGTCTCGATGTGGGATCAGGACGAAAACTAACTGGGGCTAAATATGAGTGACTTTTCACCCGAAGTGCGTAATAACGCATTGTGGTCTAACGATGCACGCCGTTTCGTTGAAGGTAGAAGCGGTGAGGTTTACGCTGAGAAGATTGGTGTCAAACCTTTAGATGACTTATCCAATGTAGAAGCTGTGCAAATGGGTTTAGTAATGCAGGAACCCATCATGAAAGAGTTTGCACGCAGACAACGCATCAATTTCAAAGATGCTGACTACGCTCTCTACCACCCGCAACATAGCTTTCTTGCCTCACACTTTGATTACATTTCAGAGGATGGGCAGACACTCTATGAGGTCAAGAATCTAGGTATCCACCAGCGTAAGAAGTATGGCGACGATGGTACAACTGACGTTGACACAGGCTACCGGGTGCAGTGCCTACATGAATCCCTAGTCCACCGTATCCCTAACGTGGTGCTGGTTGTTTGCTTTGGCGGTCAGGAAATCTGCCACTACCCGCAGCATTTCTCAGCAGAGCAATGGGATTTACACGCCAGAGAGATGGCGCAGTTTTGGGGGCGCATCAAGGCTAGGAACTTTGACCCTGAAACGATGGGTGATGCTGCCAAGATTGTCTACAAGGAAGACAATGGCAACAGCCTGTTAGCCAATCAGGAATTGGAAAACATTTGCGAGATGCTGAAGATTGTCAAAGAACAGCGCAAAGTATTAGAAGCGCAGGAAGATGCCCTAGCTGCCAAAGTGCAAGGCTACATGATGGAAGCCAGCCAACTAGCTACCTATGACGGGCGAATCCTAGCTACTTGGAAGGCCAGCAAATCGACTAAGTCTTTTTCTAAAGACTTGTTCCGCAATGCTATGCCAGAGATGTATGACAAATTTGTCGTTGAACAACCCGGCTCACGCCGCTTTTTACTTAAGTGAGGACAACATGAATCAAGATAATTTCAAAGCATTTCCATACACAGGCGCAGGAAGTGATGGCATGGACTTGCGCGATTACTTTGCAGCTAAAGCAATGCAGGGATTGTTAGCTTCTGACATACACGCACCCGTTTCTGAGTTTGTCAGAAGGGCTTATGAGATGGCAGATGCCATGATGGAAGAAAGGATTAGCCATGAGTAATGTAGTCAACATGGCAGGGGATGCGGCAATTGCCGTACTTGATCCTGCTATCCAATCATCCATTGTGTTGCGTGGTGACTTGTCTGGACTGAACGAGGATCAGAAGAAAGAGTATTACTTGTATCGC